ACTGCTGAACCGGGGTTTAGTTTCAACTTCTTTGAGAAAGAAAATGAAACCCTACGTAATGCGTGTACTGAAGTAACATCTGAGGATGATTCAGATGTTTGTAATCTAGGATCAATCAATCTAGGTCGTATTGATTCTATAAAAGAATTTCAGGACATTGTGCAACTAGCTACTAAGTTCCTGATATGTGGAACGCTTCGTGCAAAGCTACCTTATGATAAGATTTATAAAGTTCGTGAGAAGAATCGCCGTCTAGGTCTAGGGCTTATGGGTATGCACGAATGGCTGATCAAGCGTGGACAGAAGTACGAAGTTACTGAAGAGCTACATAAGTGGTTATCTATCTACAAGGGAGAGAGTGACAGAACAAGCAAGAACTTCTCTGATTATCTATGTATCACCCAACCAGTCGCTAACCGTGCCATTGCTCCTACAGGATCAATTGGTATTCTTGCTGGTACTAGCACAGGTGTTGAACCTATCTTTGCCGTTGCATACAAGCGTCGTTATCTGAAGGGTGGTTCACGTTGGCACTATCAGTACGTTGTTGACAGTGCTGCACAGGAACTGATTGATCTGTACGGTGCTAGTCCTGATAGCATTGAGTCTGCTCTAGACCTTGCTGAAGATTACAAGCGTCGTATGAAGTTCCAAGCTGACGTTCAGGACTATGTAGACATGTCAATCTCTTCTACTATTAATCTTCCTACATGGGGGAGCAAGCTGAACAATGAAGATACTGTAGAAGACTTTACTAATACTCTTGCCTCTTACGCCCATCGTCTACGCGGCTTTACTGTTTACCCTGATTCATGTCGTGGTGGACAACCCTTAACAAATGTACCTTATAAGGAAGCTGTTGATAAGTTAGGTGAGGAGTTTGAAGAGGGTCTAGAGACACATGATATTTGTGATATAACTGGACACGGAGGTTCATGTGGTGTATAGAGTAAAGATTGTTTTTGAAGGAGAAGACTACTATCTACCTGAGAGTAGTCTACGAGATAGTCCAATCTTGTTTGAGAGTCTTGATCAGGCACAGCGTGTAAAAGACTCTTACATAAACTACAATATTAATATGGAAATTGAATCTGAATGTTAATGTATTACTCCATGCCTGAAGCACTACCTAAAGAATTTTGTAATGGTATTTATAATGTTGCAAAAGAACTCGACGCTGTTGAAGCAGAGGTTCATAAGAAAGGTGATTCAGTTCGTATGGATAAGATACGCAACAGCCGGATTGCTTGGCTAAGTGATCCTGAACTTATGGCCATGTTACAAATGTTTATTGAGAAGGCTAATATTGAAGCTGAGTGGAACTTTGATGTAAGCCAAATGGAAATCCCACAGGTATCCTTCTACACTAAAGGTCAGAAATATGACTGGCATGTCGATGCTGGTGTTGAAAACAGTAGTGAAGACTTACATAGGAAACTATCACTCAGCTTGACTTTAAAAGATAACTTTAAAGGTGGTGACTTTCAGGTACAGAAGTGGGTACATCCTCAAGCTGGTGATAGATTTTCTACTCTAAAAGAAATGAGAAAGGCAGGTAGTATTGTTGTATTTCCTAGCTTTGTATTTCATAGAGTAACAAAAGTTTTAGAAGGAGAAAGATCATCTCTTGTCCTATGGTCTAGGGGTTGTCCTTTCTCTTAACGAAATCTTATTGACTTACTTTTAGGAGTGTGATATAAATGTACACAATTAAAGTTGATCCTGAAACTGCCGATACTTTGGTAGGAACTATTATCAAAGACATACTAATGTCAGACGCAGAAGACGGTATGTTGGAAGAAGAACTAACAATGGCATTGGAAAAAACTTTAGATTTCTTTTCAGTCACCAATGAGTTTAAAACTTTTATGGAGTTACTGAGCAGTGAACGAGAAAAATACGCAGCTAATTAATAAAACCCCTACAATCTATATTGGTTACGATCCGAAAGAAAAGGATTACTTAGATGTTCTAGTCTATAGTATCCGTAAACATGCAAGCAAAACTGTAAATATTGTTCCACTTGTTCAAGAGAGTTTACGTCGATCTGGTTTATACTTTAGAACACACGATGTAGAGCACGGACAGAAGGTTGACATGTTCGACAAGCGTCCATTCTCTACTGAGTTTAGCTTTACAAGATTCTTAGTCCCGTTTCTAAACCAACACTCAGGTCTAGCCCTATTCATGGACTGTGACATGTTTGTTCGTTCAGATATTATAGAAGTGTTTGAGCGTTATGGTTCATACAACAAGGCTATCTCTTGTGTCCAGAGCAGCTACTATCCAAACGATACTACCAAGATGGACAATCAAGTACAGCAAGTCTATCCAAGAAAGAACTGGTCTAGTTTTGTTCTATGGAACTGTAGTCATCCTGCTATAAAGGAGCTAACAGTACATGATGTAAATACTAAATCAGGATCATGGCTACATGCTTTTAGTTGGTGTGAGTCAGAGTATGTTGGCTCAATCAGTGAACACTGGAACTGGATTGATGGTTATACTTCCGATGAAGTAGTACCGCGAAACGTCCACTTTACATCTGGTGGACCGTTGTTCAGAAACTGGAAGGGCAAGCGAGAAATAGATAACCACTATGCAAAAGAGTGGAATGAATTATACAAGGAGATGATAGAGAACAATGGTTAAATTTGTAACTTCATTTAGTGCTGATGGTTTTGAAAGATATGCTAGAAAGATGCTTCTTTCAGTTATTGAAAACTGGAAGGACGATCTTAAATTAATAGCTTATTACCATGACTTTACTGATGACTTGGTAAAAGAACTTCCTGAATCAGACAAGATTGAATATCGTAATCTTGATAACATTCAGGACATGAAAAACTACAAGCAGTTAATGAAGTTGCATGACGGTACGGAAGGCGGTAAGATTCCGTACAACTGGCGCATGGATGCTATCAAATGGTGCAATAAAGTCTATGCTCTAACTGATCTGTCGTTAGAGATTGGTGAACAGGAAGCGCGTGGCGGTTGGTTAATCTGGCTAGACGCAGATACTGTGACGACAAAACCTTTTTCTGAAGAAAGGGTACTGCGGCTATTCAAGAAGGGTGCTGAACTTGTTCACTTAGGTCGAAAGGATATTGACTACAGTGAAACATCTTTCATTGCGTTTAATCTTGATTACCAATCACCTCACTATCTTCTAGCAGACCTGCGTGGTTGCTATGATATTGGAGAAGTAACAGCCTATCGTGAATGGCATGATGGTTTTATCTTTGAACGTCTGCTAAAGATATATATCGCACACGGCCTACGTGCTCAGAATCTATCACAAGGTGCAGAAGGTCTAGCAGCGTTTGCTCAGTCTCCATTGTCACAGTATATGATTCACTACAAAGGTAATCTAAAAAATAATGTAGAGGAAGAAGAAGAAGTAGGTACTATTATCCCTACACAAACAAGTGCTGTGGATACTCTTGACAGGACGCTACCAAGAAAAGTTCCCATTGTTATCAAACCAAAGGATAGTGTACCAAAGGAAACTATTGTCAGTAACATAAACGAGAATCTTAAAATCCTAGATAAATGGGACATGGTAAGGTCTTGTAATATCAATGATGAACACGCTATCATTGTTTCAGGTGGCCCTTCACTTGATATTAGTAAGTTAAAGTACTTAGCAAGAAAAACAAAAGGTAAAATTATTTGTGTAAAGCACAGTTATCCTACTCTTCTCAAGGCTGGTATAAAGCCTTGGGCATGTGTTATACTTGATCCTCGTCCAGTTGAAGGTACCAGCACACATGGTATAGTCCGGTCTACCCTATTCGATAAGGTTGATCCTTCAACTAAATTCTTTGTTGCTTCTATGACTGATCCTTCAGTTACTAAACTACTAAAGGAAAAGACTGATAACATCTATGGCTGGCACGCCTTCTCTCAAGCTATCAAAGATAGTATCAAGACCAAAGAGGATGGGGATGCTCTAAAGGCTAACATAGGTGAGGATGCTACGTTTGTGACTGGTGGTACATGTGCTGCTATGCGTGCTATCGGCATGATGCACATCTTTGGTTTTAGAAACTTTCATCTGTTTGGCTTTGATTGCTGCATGGAAGGAGAACTATCTGCTGAAGAATTATCGCGAACAATGGAAGATGGTAAAAAGAAATACATGCGCGTTGAAACTAACGGGTATGAATTTTGGACTACTGGTGAACTTCTAGCTATGGCACAGGATTGTGAAAAGTTATTTAACAATAAAGATATTGAAATGAATATCAATGTTTATGGAGAAGGTACTTTAGTTTCAGAAGTGTTTAAAAATTCACTTCGATCACAGAAAATGTACTACATGGACAACATTAAATAGAAAGGATAAAGCTATGCTTGATCTTGTTATGAGTAACTTAGATGTTATTATCTCTACACTGACTGGTATCGTTACTGTTGCCAGTATTATCGTAGCTGGGACACGTACTCCAAACCCAGATACTATTCTTGGTAAGCTGTATAAGGTAGTAGAGTTTGCTTCCTTGACTATCGGCAAATCCAAAGATACTGGTAAGTAGTTTCTATAAATGCTGTCTCTATTTTCTAGCATACTTAATATCATTACAAAAGTATTTCCTATGCTGCTTGCATTTAAGGCAGGAAGGGATAATGCACAGAAGCAGGAACTAGAGACAGCAATAGAGAATGTTAAAGAAAGAAATAAAATTGAAAATGAAACTAACAAGCTGTCTGCTTCTGCTATTTCTAACAAGCTGCTCAAGCGTTGGAAGCGTAGCAGCTAATTGTGGTTGGTTAAAGCCTATTTATATTTCAGAGGATGACAAACTTACAGACGAAACTGCAAGACAAATTTTAGTTTATAACGAAACTTGGAGTGAAGTTTGTGAATAACGATATTACTTATGGTTTACTTTTCTTGTATCTTATTATTTTATTAGTAGTGATAACTCAGCATGCAGCAAGCTAACAAAGAATTAAATATAAAACAAGAAAAGTTTTGTCAGGCTTACGCTGTCTATCGTAATGCTACTGAATCAGCTAAGAAGGCAGGTTACTCTGCTCAATCAGCACACGCTACAGGCTATCGTCTTTTGCAACTGCCTGAAATTAAAGAGCGTATTGAAGAGATTGAGAAGGGACTTGAAACCAATATTGATGTTGTAGCTGAGATTGAAAATCAATATACATACGCTAAGAATAACGGACATACCAAAAGAGCAATTAAAGCACTAGAGGTTCTGTCACGTGTACGAAGTGTAAAGGATGAGGAGAGTATAAAGACAATCCCTGAACTTGAAGCGGAGATTGTAAACTACCTAGAAGTTCTTGGTGAGGAAAGAACATCAAAGATATTTTTAAAGTGTAAGTGGTTTGATTCTGATGATGGTGGTGAGGATGATGATGATGAAGATGATGGTGACGATGAACAGGAAGAGCAGGAAGAAGAGGAACTAAGTGCAACAGAAACAGACGAAGAAGATTACCAAGAAGAACAATCCTCAGACACTGCAAACAAATTATCAGAACAAATACACAGACAGATCGAA